AAAATCCTTCGTTCAGGAGCTCTTGAAATACGGTAAATGACTACCGAATCTTCAATCATTCGTAATTGATTAAGAGGTTTGATTGCTTTATGAAGATATGAAAGAACCATTCTCTTGTCTTCGTTTAGTAATCCTGAGTGACAGTATGCAATAGAATCTGCTGCAATTCTCATTACTTGACCACCCTGTTTACCATCCATACCACCTTCGTTAAATGCAAAGTATTCTTCAACTATTGGCATTAAAGTAGTTGCACTTGGATCTTTGGGTGGGAGTATTTGACGAACTTTTCTAATCTTGAGCGCGTCAATCGGTCTAAGTTCTAAAATACCTTTTTTTGGATTTTCGGGGTCTATTATGATGTGATAATAAAGTCGGCCGTCAATATACCATTTTCGGAAAGTATCAAATCCAGTTTCATTGAATTTTAACAGACCTAATACTTCTCTAAAGTTTTCGTTTATTTTTGTTTTAATATCTGGTGAAATATTAACATTGGTAAGATTGAGGGAAACTGGGGCTTGTTCTCTGTCTGACACAACAGCATCATTTACTATGTCGTCTATTGCAATTTCCGTTTCTGGAAAGAGTGCCATAGATCTATAACGTATGATTAACTCTGCTTCATTCTTAGCAGAACCTTCCATATCCAAATAAGTAGCGTAAGCTCCGCCAGGAGTTCCTGCTACATCTATTGAGCCGTCTTCTGATTGTGGGAGTGCAAAAGAAACGTGATCTTGTTGTTCCTTTTCTTTTTGTGATCTTCCAATTGTAAAACCAAATAATTCAACGGCCATATACTACTCCAAAAGTCAGGGGCTGAGCGCCCCCGGCCCCTAGTTAGATTAATTATAATATAAAATAATAAAAGTTATTTTGTCACTACACCAGTATGAGTCCAGTAATCATACGCAAATTCAACAGTAAATTCTTCAATAGCATCATTGGCATCCCAACCAAGAGTAATTTCACTCATATTAACTGGAAAAATATTTACAAATGAATATGTTGCAATCGAAGCTCCAGCTGTTTTAGCATATTGTTTTACTACCCCCTGACCATAAAGATTCTCATTTGTAGCAGTGTTAACATTACCTATATGAGTACCCATTGTAGCTATCCATTTTTCCATACCATTTCTAATGGTGAAACCTTCATCATTTATTATGGTAACATTCCAGTTGTCAAATGTTTTATTTCCGGGCACTTTAACCACTCTACCAAAATAAGGAACCTCTACAACTCCAACTGCCATTGCTGGAATTGCTGCAGCTTTACATGCAAAGGTAAATTCTTTGGTTGCACCACCCAAATTTGCTGTCGCAGCTGTACCTGAAATTGTAACATCAAAAAGATTAGCTCGTGCGCCACCACTGGCTAGTGCACTACTTCTAAATTCATTTATTGTAAACGCCATTTTACTTTCCTCCGATGACTAAAATTAAAGATGTGATGGGGAAGTCTTTTTTACAAGTGCTGCCTTCGCATGCCATCGTCTTCCCCCATCTTGTGTTATATACTATTATTTATACTAACTTTTAACCAACTACTTCTGCAAATGAAACTCCAGTACGAACAGCAACAAAGTTTAGTTGAATAAAGTTGATAGAACGATTTGGTTTAACATAAATGTCACCTATAAATTCGTTACGGTCAACCACATCACCAGTATTGTTTGAACCATCACAGACAACTTTAAAGTCTGTAATACCATCACGGCCCTGAACATTCCTCAAGAATGGTTCTACCGCACCAACAAACTGAGCTCTTGTGAAAGCATCGTTGAATTCAAATAGTTGCGCTCGTGCAAACCTTGAAATAGCTTTTTCCATAATAATGAAAAGTCTTCGTACATTAATTCTATCAAATGCAGAAGGTTTTGAAAGAAGAGTCTTATCACCAAATAAAACAGTTCCATCACCCATAAATGTTGTTACAGGATTAACACCGTTCTTATAAAGTGTGTTTCTTTCAGATTTTCTTGGATTAAAAGGAAGTTTTATTACATTTCTAATATTTCCTCTATTAAAACCAGCCGGGGAAAACCAAGCATCTCTGTTTGCTTCTGTAGCAGCAGTAACACCAGCAGTATCTCCACAAAGTGGAACATAACGATAAACATCGTTATACTTGTCATACTGATATTTCCAACCAGAATCAAGAACTGCATAAGAAGAAGACCCTAGATTATTTCTAAAATCAACTACAGCATCTGCTTCACTTCCTTCATTATTAACTACATCTGACTGTTCTGGTGAAAGGAAAGCTACAACATCTTTTCTAGCTTCAGCAATTGCAATAAGTTGAAGTGCGACTGTTGCAGAAGCGACTCCACCAATCAGAAGTCCAATATCAACTTCTTCTGCATCTTGAAATTTATTAAATGCAGTGATTTTATCTGCATCAGAAGGAGCAGAACCATCAACTCCACCAGATAAACTTGTAGTTTTTACAAATGAACCACCAGTAATACCAGAAGCATATTCTGTTCCAGCGGCTGCAGCTACTCCCCATGCAGAGACAGCAGCACCACCAGTTGTATAAGCATCACCTATAGCGTTATGATCCATCCACCAAACATATTTTGACCTACGATTAAGAACATCAACATAATAAGCTGAAGTTCCATCTTCGTATTTTGCACCTTTTGCGACAGAAGTACCAGTAAAAGTTTCTATTGATGTTTCTCTTGTACCTGTCCACTCTCCATCTTCATCAACAACTACGATGTGCACTTCATCATAGAGAGCACCTTTTGCAGCAGAATGTTCTGTACTTACTGGTTCTTTGTCAAAAATACCAGCGTATTCCCATGTTCTGGAATACGTTTGAGCAGTTGCAGTATTTGTGAACGGCTCGGAAGTGACCATTACAGAAGAATTAGTTATTGAAGATACTTTTCTTTCTTCTCCATTAATTTTGACGATATCGCCGGCTGCAAA